CCTAACGGCACTAACTTAGTAATAACTACTAACTTTACAACAAACTACTACTAATCTAAATAAAGAAAAGGATAACTGAGTTATCCACAGGAGAAAAATCATGATTGACAAAGACCAAATTATCAAAGCGCAACAAGAAAAAATTGAACGCATTGAACAACTGCAAGAAGAACTACATAAGCTATCCATGTTTTGATTGCTAACTGTGAATATCTTAGGACTACCTGATGACCTAGAAATGTCACTAAAAGCTGTGCACAATGTCTCACATGCTATCAAGGATGTATTAGATGGCATGAGTCCAAGAGAGGCTATTAAAAAGAACATGACGGAAGATGATGAGGAGGAAGAATAATGTTAGCAAAACTAAAAGAATTTTTTGGACTAGATGACCTTTTAGGTGATGGACAATCAAAATCAAACAGCAATTTGATTGACGTTAGAACCCTCCAAGCCGAAAACAAACAGCTTAAAGCGATTATCAAGAAACAAAACGACTTACTAAAAGAGCTCTCTGAGGAAAATATGGAGCTTGGACGTAGTCGCAGACAGTACGCTGATACAGTCGCAATGCAACAACGCCTGATTGATGTCTATCAAGACATGGCAGGGTAGGAGGTAGCACATGGACAGAGGACTATTTGGCACCTTTGACTATGACCGTGATTACTTGCAGCCTCCTGAACCTAGGGAAGAACGTGACCCAGCTGATTGGATTTTCAGCGCTGGTCAATGGATCTATGTAGGAGATTGTTAGCCTATGAATAGAGAACACTATGAGGATAATGTCCACTGGAGAAAGAGGCAGTTAAACACTTGTTATGAGTTGGGTGCTATTATCAACGAACAACAGGACAAAATAGTCTCACTTATGAACGAAAACAACCGCTTGAAGCGTGAAAATTGGAACTTAAAACACAACAGAGGTAGAAGAAAATGAATAATAATCAATTATCAACACAACAGGCTAAACGTGACATTTCTGTCAATGCCCTTGACTGGACATTTGAAGACATCAAACGCTACTTTGATCCTCAGAATTTACTTACTGAGAAACAGGTGGGACAAGCTTTGTCACTTATCAAAGGGCGTAACCTAAACCCTTTAGCTAACGAGGTCTACATTGTAGCCTATAAAAACCGCAATGGAGGGACAGAGTTCAGCTTGATTGTCTCTAAAGAGGCTTTCTTGAAACGTGCGGCCCAGAGCAAAAACTATGAGGGATTTGAGGCTGGCGTGGTTGCTGTAGATAGAGATGGCGTTATGCACGAACGCAAAGGGGCTCTTATGCTACCTGGTGATACCTTGGTAGGCGGTTGGGCTAGAGTCTATCGCAAAAATTTCAAAGTACCTGTAGAAATTCAGGTATCTCTTGAAGAATACAACAAGAAACAAAGTACCTGGAACAGCATGCCAGCTACTATGATCAGAAAAACAGCCCTAGTTAATGCTCTTAGAGAGGCTTTCCCTGAGGATTTGGGGAATATGTACACAGAGGACGACGGTGGAGAGACATTTGACCGTATCAAAGACGTCACACCTCAAGAGAGTCGTGAGGATGTAATTGCACGCAAGATGGCTCAGATTGAACAATTCAACAAAGAGCAAGCCCACACAGATCCTGAGCCTACTCAAAATGAGGAGCCAATCCAAGGCGAGCTACTAGATGACAATGAGCTTGAATTTTAGAGAGGGGGAGCAACATGCAAGAATTACAGGTAAAAGTAACACAGGCACAGGTTGAAATCATTGACCGTGAGAAATTTGAGCAGAATATCAATGAGGTTGTGACTAAGTATCAAAATTACACAGTTACAGCTGCAACCATCAAGGATGACAAGCAGACACTTGCCGATTTACGGAAGTTAGACAAGCAAGTCTCTGATGAGCGGATCAGGAATAAGAAAGTCTTATCTGAACCAGCTGACGAATTTGACAAGTATGTCAAGAATGCCATCCAGCCTCTAAAAGACATCATCACCAAAATTGCTAGTGATGTCAAAGAGTTTGAAGAACATCAAAAGGCTGTCCGAATTGACACAGTCAAAGGCTATCTAGCCAACAAATCAGCTGAGTACATGCTGGATCCTCGTCTCTTTGATGAAAAGGCCCTTGAGTATGTCAAGGCTGGCGATGTCATGGCTGACGGCGTGACACTTAAAAAAGCCACTATGAAGTCACTTGATGACATGGTCACATTTGAGTTTCAGAAACAGCAAGAATTTGAAAAGGCTAAGTCAGCTATTTCAGGGTTATGTGCTGAGTACGGCATGACTGACTCACCTTACATCCGACAACTGAAAGACTTGACGCTTGCTGAGGTCTTTGAGCAAATCAAAGCTGACTATGAATTTGAAAAGCAAAAGGAAGAACTCAGACAGGCTCAAGAACGAGCAGAGCGAGAAAGTCAGGAGCTTTTAGCAGCTCAACAAACTAAACAGCAGCAACAAGCTCCAAAATCAACGGAAAGCCCAAAATTTGACCCAGAGGCTGGCGAAATCCTGGACGGTGGGCAAATCCCCCAAAATGAGCAGAACGCTCTTAGAGGGGCTAAAAACGGCTCAGATGAATACAACATAAAAATGGGACTTACTGTATTTTTTAAAACGATTGAGGAAAAAGAACGATTTAAAAAGGCTTTGTCTGACGCTGGTTTTGAACATCAAAAAAATTATTGGGTTCCAGAATTTGGTTGGATTAAACCTCTACAGCAAGAAGAGCTCAAAGATAATTTGAAAGTTGGGACGGTGAAACGTCGTGGAAATTAGAAAAGTATCTGACAGCGTATCCATCTACTCAGACGGTAAGAGATTGCAAGTTATCCATAACTTAGGGGATGAGTTTATCCTTGATTTCAATCTAGCAGAGGAGAAAGCCTATAATGTGGACAGTCTGTATCAGTTTATGCTTTTAAAGATTGAGCCTGTCTTTAAAGTTTGCGGTTTTTGCTCAAAAGCTGGAGAGGGTATGCAGCGCTTAAAACATGCCATCACCCACTTTGAGAGATTTGAGCAGTATATCAGAGACAATCAGGATGACCTGATGGTCTGGTGGCACAACCCAGGAGGAAAGTAGATGATTAACAACGTTACACTGGTTGGGAGGCTTGTAGCGCCTCCTGACCTACGAAAAACGCCTAACAATGTATCTAGCTTGCAGGGGACGCTTGCGGTCAATCGCAATTTCAAGAATGAAAATGGAGACCGTGAGGCTGATTTTATCAATTTTCAAGCGTGGAGAGGCACAGCTGACGTCATTGCTCAGTATTGTAGCAAGGGTTCACTTATTGGGATCATTGGACGCATACAAGTCAGGTCTTACGAGAAAGACGGTCAGCGTCGATATGTGACCGAGGTAGTCGCTGAGAGTGTATCTCTGCTAGAGAGTCGCAACAGTCAGCACGGACAAGGGCAAGGCAACAGTTTCCAAAATGGAAATAGCTCACCTTTTGCCGATCCTAACCCATTTGACCTCCCAGATGACGGCTTGCCGTTTTAGGTAGATAAGCAGAGGCAAGAACAGTGAAATCATTAAAAATTAAGCCTGGAGATTATGTAAAAGTCCTTAAAAATGGGGATTTTCACAATATAGTCCAGATTAAAAAAATATACGGGAGTTGCATAGAAACAAGCCATGGCATTTACAACACTGAAACTCTTGCAAGTCGAGTGAATAAGAATTGTGTTATATCAGGGATTGTAACGTGGGAGGACCAGGATGGAGTGGACGGATTGGGTGGAATGGGAACCTGAAACTAAAACGGACATCAAGACCAAAATTGAAAATGATGGGTACACTTTTCCACACTACGACAAGAAAAATAATGGCGTCAAGTACGTCATTTCCACAATAGACATCAAACGAGACTGTCTAAGGCTTGGGGTACCATTTGAAGATGTGTACCCTTTGCAAACTACACTTTTTTAACAGGAGAAAAATATGTCATTTTATGTTTATAGACAAAACAATTCTGGAGGATATTTTGTAGAAGATGAGAATGTAGGAATCCATGTCATCATAGAGTCTGACACAGAGGAACAAGCAAATAAAAAATTTGATGAGATCCTTGATGGAAATTCTAAATATACAAAATACTGTCCATGCTGCGGAGAACGGTGGTATGGTGTTGATACAATTTATGAAAAAGTAGAGGTCGCAGCCCCTTTGGCTGAAAAACTAAAACAACATCGCTACTATGCTGAAGCTGTTTTGTATGCAGCAGATGGAACCAAGAAAAAGATACCTTATCTTATTTATGGTATGTATGAATATTTACAATGAATTTTTACAGGAGAAACAACATGATAACTAAAATCAATGTCCCAAAAACATCAATCGTAATCGAGATTGAAAATAAAGAAATCAAAATTGAGAATATGATTGGCTATGATATGAAGATGGTTTTTAGAAATCAGGACGCAGAGCCGTCTTTGGATGAAAATGGGGATGTTTTTGAGCCTCTCTACTGGCTAGACATTAAGGCCAAACCTGAGGAGGACATAGAATACCATACGAGCTTAGGAGTGAAGAAAGAAAAAAGAAAACTAGCTGAGTTACAAATATTCTTTGAATATATCGAGGCTAACAAACAAAATCTTTTTGATCTCTGTGGATTGAGAGGGGAGCTTAGTTAGGATGAAATTGACCCTGAAAATTGAGCCTAAACCTCAATCACGGCCAAGATTTGCAAGGCGTGGGAGTTTTACCACAACTTATGAAGACAAGGGCATGAAAGCCTGGCGCAATCATTGCCAGTTGCTCATTGCTAATCAGTACATGGGCCAGCCTATTCTTGAGGGAGCTCTGAGGGCAAAGCTTAGATTTTACATCAAGCCTCCTCAGTATATTTCCAAGATCAAGAAGAACCAACAGGCCCTCCTGGATGAGATTATCCCTGTAGGCAAAAAGCCTGACATTGACAACTACGAAAAAGCCCTCTATGACAGCATGTCAGGGATCGTATTCCAGGACGATGGTCAGATAGCGCTACATGATGTAGGCAAGTTCTACAGTCTAAATCCACGGATAGAGGTAGAGGTGGAGGTTATGAAAATCCCTGAGTATTTGAAGAAATGAGGAGCAGATGGCTGACTACGCATTATATCAGGGTGATGTGTTTGTTACGCTTGGGACATTAGCGCAGATCAGTAGTGAAACAGGAATTACTGAAAGGATGTTAAAGTACTACACTTACACATCACACCAAAGACGACACCCAAACGGTAGGGCCGTTATTAAAATTGATGAGGAAGATAATGAGAATTAAGACATCAAATGACACGATCATCCACGTCAACAAGTCTCAACGTAGTATCACTATAGAGGGGGTTGAGCTTAGTGGGGATTGTCGTGCTCTGGTTTTAGACAATAAGAACGGAACAGGCACAATTACCCTGATCTTTGACGGAAAAATTATTTAAAGGAGGTAAAATGAAACGATTTATCGCGGCCTGGATTTTATTATCTGCTGGACTAAACATCTGGCAGAGTATCCATATTAAGAAATTAGAAGAAAAGCGTCCAATTATCGTCTATAAAGCTGATAATCAAGGCGCAGAAATTAAAGGCAGAGTTTTACAAAAGGAGAAGATTGGCGACCTGCATACAATCACAATACAGAACTACGGTATTTTCGTAGTTACTAAAACAAACTATGAGTCATTGAGGATTGGAGACGAGGTGAGGTTATGACAACAAAATTTAGGGCGTGGCACAAGACGTTGGAAGAAATGGGTCGGATAGCCTTTATTCGTTACAAAGAATCAGGAGAAATAGCTCATCTATCTTTCCGTAGAAATATATATAATGGGAATATATATGGTGGGTTAGTGAAGCTTGACGAAATCGAACTCATGCAATCAACAGGACTCAAAGATAAGAACGGCAAGGAAATCTTTGAGGGGGATGTAGTTAGACAAGTACGAACTCAGCCAACAATAGAAAATGAAACAATTACAGGGGTTGTAACCATGCTTGAGGGCGCTTGGTTGATTGTGAATGATAATGAGCAATTAGCAATTGATTTGTGGTCAGAAACTGACGAGAACGAAATCATCGGCAATATCTATGAAAATCAGATATTTGAAGAAAAGAGGTAATTAAGATGACCAAAACTATTGAAATCCCAGATTGGTGCTCCATTTGGGGCAGCAAAGATGAGCGTTATGGCTCACTAGAAGAACTGAAAGAGTTGTTACTCTATAAGCGTATTGTGAAGTGGGACAAGGACCACCTGGAACTTGAGGACGGGACAAAGGTCACTATTGAAATGTCAGAAAGTGATTGCTGTGCCTCAGCAGGTGGAGAGTTCAAGAATGTCACACTAGACGCAGTCATTACTGATGTAAGAATCGGAGAACCTACAAAATTCGACAATGGCGACGGGACCACTTGTGAGAATAAGGTAACTATTTACCACAATCAAAATCCAATAGCTTTGGCAGAATGTGAGGCTGATGATGGCAATGGTGGCTATTACTACAGTGTAGGGTCGCTAGTTATTGGTAAAATCCACTTTCCAGTAGTAGAGGCGTAGGGGGAAGTTATTATGACAGAAACTCAAGAGCCTTGCTTGGCAAAAATAGGTAAATATTGGGAAAGAGCCGATTTTATTGGAGTATTTCAATATTCTTATACTCATGGAGATAGCCCAATGGTTGGTGGTTATAAAGCTGGACAGGTTTCATATCCAGTTGCAGTTGTTCGTTTTGGTGGTAAATTGTATCAGTTAAAACTTGATGAAATTGACTTTTGTGAGGTAAAAAATGAGACCTAAAAAATATCCATATTCAGGAAAAAGAAAAAGGCAAGAAAAACCTTCTGATGTAAAAATACCTGATTTAGTTGTCTTTCCTAACGTTTCTTTTAGAAAAGAATTGCTCAAACATGTCTACATGGTTACTAGATATCATGACGGCTGTACAATCATTTATTTCAGAATCCCAAAAGTTTTTGGAGCATACGAGGAGCAAAAAGCTAAAGTAAATCTTAGTTATGAGGAAACTCTCAAGATACTCAATAACCTCTAAAATAAAAAAAGCCAAGACACTCTCTGCCTCAGCCAAAATCTCAATAATATTATTATACCACAAAAGGAGATAGAGAGTGAGCAAGGCTAAAGAGCTATTGAAAGAATTACAAGACCTTGACATGGACATTCAAAGTCGTATAGATGAAATCAAAGAACTTGAGGCTGGTTTGCTCTCAAGTCCTAAGTGGTCAGATGTCAAAGTCAAAGGTGGACAAACTAGAAAAGTTGATGACGTCTATACTCAGCTTGTTGTGATGAAAGAGGCTATAGA